GCATGCGCTGAAACGGGGTCATAGACGGAGATGCAACTCCGGCCTGGGCTTGATTACGTTTCTCACCCGCAGCCGATCTCTTCAATCTATTTTGATAAGCTTCAAACGCTTCTTGGTTCTCAAAAGTTAAAGGCTCATCCCTGTTGCCAATGTCAGGCGTTTTATCAGCGCCAAACATGTCGGTGGTCTCAGCATCAGCAGCAATAGGTTTAACTTTTTCGTCTTTAGACTGGCCTTCCCCAAACATATCGCTCTGCATAGCTTTGGGGGTGCTTTTCTGCTGAGACAATTGATTGAGCGCCGCATCAACTTCAGCAACAGCGCTCTGTGTGTACAGCTCTGCAACCTTTTGGAAGTTGTTAACGGATTCACCTTGGGTCATTCCATAGCGGGCACCAATCTTTTGCGCCCAAGCCCGGTCTAGCTTACCGCTGGCCAAATCGTTTTGTAAACGTTGCTTCTTATCTTGAAGAAACTTGATAGCCGCTTGCGTGCTACCTGTGTACGAAACTGCAAGCTGTGCGGCACGAGCACCGTTGATAAACTTACCAAACAGATTACTCTGCATGGCTTTTGGATCGGAAGCTACCTCTGCATCTTGCGCAAGTTTGTCTAATGGTCCCCTGCCATCAAACATTGGATTCTTTAAGTTTTTGATCAGCTCTTGGTTTTGTATAAGGCTTGCGCTTTCATCAACCATTCGCTGCAGGCTACGTATCAACGCAGCAGACTTTTTGGGGTCGCCACGACCATAGATCGGATCAAGTTCTTCTTTAAGCGCTGTGTAGTTATCTCTTAAGCGGGCAAGACCACCGGGGTCCTGAACAGCTTCTGCTACTGTTTGTGAGGGCGCAGAAGAAATTTCTTCGGTGTCTGCTGGCGCATCCATCAAGCCGGGCGGCTCTTGGAGATTAGATGCTGGCGCAAAATCTTCGTTGCCATACTTAGCCGACATAGGGTCGGTGTTTCTTTGGTTGGCATTTGCATCTGTAAGCCCTTGCTGAGCACGGGCAGCGTACTCATCCACGTTCTGTGGCGCAAGAGGGGGTACGGTCTCAGCAGGCGTGCCATCACCGGGCATGCCATCCATTAGACCGGGTGGTTCGTTTAGTGCACCGGGTGCATTAGCTGTTCCAGATGTAAGTCCCGCAGCATCCTGTCCAGCAGCATCCACTCCAGCTGGCTGAGCGACACCAGTTCCTCCGGCGGGGGCTCCTGTATTGGGCTGGCCAGCCACTGAAATGCCTGCTCCACCTGGCGCACTGATAGATTGGTCAACATTTCCTTCTCCTTCTATGTCTAGCGCAGCCCCTGATTGGGAACTACGCAGTGCAACTTGGCCTTCGGGTGTTTGACGGGCTTTGTATGTATTGACAGCTCCGCTGTACGCGCCCATTGGACCGCCAAGCAGCAAAGCGCCACCAGCGGCTTCTAAGTATTCTTTGGCTGCCTCTGGATCAGTAAACGGATTGAGCGCCAAGCCCGCTTGCCAACGCTCGAGAACCGATTGTGTAACCTCTTGCGGCACCTCAAATGCAATGCCTTTTGCGACCCCACTTGCAACTGCCTTGCGGTACGCTCTAGGATCAGTAGCTGCTTGAACAATTTCTTTTGTGGCTTGTTCGGCTGACTCTTTACCAGAGAAACCAACTAAGCGACCTAGTGGTTTGAAGTAGCTAAACCCAAACGCATCCAATGCTGTCTGACCAGTAGCGGCCGCAGTTGCGGTCATGCGGTTAACGTCTTCGTACTTCTTGCCTTTTTTCTCTTGCTCTTCTTTCTGGCGCGAAAGATTGTCAGCAATGTAGGAACCAAGCGTAGTTAGACCCCATGCGGCAGTGCCAAGCAAAGCAGCAGGCGCGGCGGCAACACCTAATGCCGCAGCACCAACGCCTACGGCTGCACGCGTACCTAAACCAGCGGCAATTGCAGGGGTCTGAGAACCAAGGGATGAACCGGCAACTTCTTTAAATTTATCAAGCGTGCCGCCAAGCGCATCACCAAACCGGCCTTCTTTAAATGCCTTGCCCAGATCACTGAACTCGGTTTGTTTGTAGACAGATTGAGCTTCATCTTTGGCTTTGAGCAACTCGTCTGTTGCTGCCCGCTGGTCACCAGCGCCAAAGTAAAGTTGTGCGGCAGGAGCGGCTGTTGTAGTCCGCTCTTTTAGAGCCTGCTTATAAGAACCAAAAAACCCACCGGTTTCGGTAGGTTCTTCGGGCTTTGAGGCAACTGAATCCTTGGCCCACCACGCATCGTCTTTCTTGGCGACTGCGTCGTCTTCCCAAAAATTCTTTGCCATATTTAACCTTTAACTCGTTGAGACCCGTCTGGCGCAATGTATGTAGCGCCCTTAGGTAGAGCTCTATATTCTGCCTCTGAAATTGGTTGTCCGCCGCCACCGCCGCCACCAGCACCACCAGACATTGCGGCACGTACCCTTTTCTCGGTTGCGTCAATTCTAGCTTGAGCTTCGGCTTTCTCGGCAGGTTTAGCATTCTTTCTGCTAAGCGTCATAAAGTCCATCAGATTCTCAATCTTTTGCTGATCTTGAATAGCTTTTAGAATTTCTTTTTGAGTCGGAGCAGTGCTCTTACCTTCATACCTAGCGCCCATCTTAAGCGCGTTGGCTTTGCCCCACAGCTCAAGTTTCTTGTTGGCTTCTTCGGGTCTACCAGCTCGTTCTAATGCTTCAACTTCCTTCATTATTTTGGCAATGTCAGAGTCTTTGCCCATCATTGCCAATTCAGCTTTCTTGGCTTGCAGTTTAGCTTTTTCAATCTGCAAGTTCTGCGCACGGTCAGCCGCGCTGTCCATTGATCTGCCTTGGGTATTGGCGGCACTAGAGGCTGCGGTCATCTGGTGATTGCGCAAGTCGATGTTGGCTTTCTTAAGTTCAGCTTCGGCCTTGGCAATAGCCTGCACGTCACCAGTACGGCGGGCTTCTTCCAATTTCTCGATTGCCTCGGTAATCTTAAATTGGTCTTGCTCAAACTGGAATGCGGCTTCGCGCTCGGCACGCATTTGTGATGCGCCTTCAGCACCAACATCGCCTGCTTGAGCTCCGGCACGGGCGTATGCGCGACCTAGGCCAATCAATTTTTCAAACTGACCGGGGCGAGACTCGGCAAATTTATCCCGCATAGCCTGTTGTTGATCACGCATGGTCTTAGCGTAGGTGCCAATACCAGCGGCCTCGTTACGGGCCTTAATCTTTGCGGCTTCTTCTTGCTCGTTGAACACTTCGGGTTTCTGGTTAATAAACCCTTCCGTAGCCGTTAAGAATTTATTCTCTGGCATAGGTTGAGGCGCAGCCGCACCAATATTGATGTTTGCGCCGGGGACAGGAGTTTTGCCGTCGTTGATACCACCCATAGGTGGCGCGGGTGGTGGCGCGGGTGGTGGCGCGATACTAGGTGAATCGCTAGCGTTACCCGTCATACGAGCCAACTGATGGCTAGCGCGAAGGCGTTCTTGTTCTTGCCGAGCCGCGGCTTGTTTAGCAGCAGCTTGATCTTCTGGAGACGGCGCATTTAGTGCATAGGGCGCGGCTCTTCTTTCTTTGGCTGCGCGTTCAGCGTCAGTCAGTTTCTCAAAAAACCCAGGGCTTTCTTTTACATACTGACCAGCTCTTTGGCCGGATTCGTAAGCACCTTTAAACGGCGAGATTAGGCTTTCAATAAGTGAATCAAACGAAGACTTTCTTTCTTCTTTTTTGTCTTTATCTTTTACCTGTTGTTTCTTTTCGCTCTCGGGGTTAGCAAACGTAACAATACCGCCCCTGTCAAAGTTAAACATGCGTGGATCAATCTCGGCGGACGTGATACCGCCATCAGCCATACCCATCATTTCATCCGGCGCAGTCTCTGCCTGCATCTCGGGTTGGGGTATACCCTCAGGCGCGGGACCGGGCTGCTGCATTTGCTCCATCTGGGAGCTTTGGGCGGCCTCTTGGCCGCGCCCGCCCATCAACGACATAATGCCGTTGGACTGTGTCAACTTATCTTTAATTGTGCCCTGTGGTGGCTTAGCAGTCTCAGCGCCTTCAGCCAGCTCGCTAATTTGCATGAGTTTACCCAATGCTAAATACCCCGGAATGTTGGGGTTAGAGCCTTCGGCTAACTGCGTCAAGTAAGGGATACTTTCCTTGACCTCTGGGATTGAGTCAACCAAACGTTGGGCTTGGCGTAAATCAAATGTCATGGTTGATCCTTAAGGCGTAGGCGTAGGCGTAGGCGTAGGCGTAGTTGTTTTGGCGGGCTTCTGGATGACACCCAGTGCCTCCAACAAACTAGCGACATCAGTAATACCACCTACTAACTGTTGTGCGCCCGTTTGGGACTGAGGTATGTTGGATACGTTAGAAATAGGCAAGCCTTGCAACATAGACTGTAAGAACTGCACTTGTTTCGTTGGGTAGTCGCGCTGTGCGTTAAACTCATTGAGGTCAGCGGTAATACCTTGCTGCTCAATGTTACGTTGCTCTTGACCTGCGTTACTCATCATATCAGCCAAAGTCTTAGCCTGACCTTGCTCTGTATTGAACTGACCCATGGCTTTGTCGTACGCATTTGCGTACCCAGTACCTACGGTCTTGTTCATTTCCTGCATTAAGTTACGGTCGTTTTCCGCATTCATAAGCGCTTGACGGCTACCACCAAAAGCACCGGCTTGCGTTGCTTTAGCGTTAGAAGCCATGTTAGTAATGTCGTTCTGGCGGCGCAGCTCAGCTAACTGAGGGTTAAGAACCGCGCTCAAGTAGGGGTTCATGTAATTAGCCGCAATACCTGTGGGACCAGTTCCCGCCCCTGTAAGTCCTGTACCGGGGGCAAAAGACGGAAGTGTTGGAGCGGTTGAAGAGGAGAAGCTACCACCTAAGTTACCGGGAAACGCTAGGTTACCAAGACCCTGAAATACTTTTGACTGCAAGCTAGATTCGCCCGCAGTCATTGGTCCTTGGTAGGTCTGATATGGTGTCTCCGAAATAGCTTGGGCTTTACCCAGCATGTCCGTTACATACGGACCAGCCCACGTAGAAAGAGAAGACTCATTAGCAGAACCTGTGTTGGGTGACCCAGCAGCACCGGGTTTAGGAATCGTAGGCGTAGTCATAGTTGTTCCTTAGCGGGGTAAGAATCTAGCTGCTTTTGTGTTAGCGGCTACATTTTTAGTAGTTTTCTTGCGTGCATTTTGCACTCGATCCATCATTGCGTAAAGCTTCTTGGCACCTGCGTCAGTGGAACCGTTACCCAACTCCGAGACAATCCTAGCAGGTACCACAAACTCCCCATCAGCAAGACGAGCAGGCTGACGACCGCCAATAGTGGCAGGGATAGAGTCAGAAACACCATCACCCGGGCCGCGTAAAAGACGTCCACCATCTGAATATCCTCCAAGATTAGAGATACCGCCACGAGCGTAACCCATCAAACCACCACCGGCCGCAACTTCTACAGGGGCGGCAACAGATTCTGGCGGCGCAGCAACACCTGCGGGGGCAGCTGCGGCAGCTTTGGTGTACTGCATGGGGGTAAAGTAAGTAATACCACCGGAACCGGGGCGGCGTGGTACTGTAGTAGCGGGTGTAGGAGCAACTGCTGCAGTTGTCGCTGTAGCTGGGGAGCCCGGAGTAGCCGGTCTTTCCATGGTTGTTGGGATAGGATTCATTGTGCGGCTAGCCGTGTACTTGGGAATACCGCCCTGATATCCTCGGTGCACTCCTTGACCTGTCTGGCCAAGCCCGCCGCCTAGTTTGTTTAGCAATGTAGCAATACCGCCAAGGGCAGCAATCTGCCCCATGCCACCCATTGAACCTTTGCCGTTTAAGATGTTTTGGAAAGACTTTAGTGCGGCACCAAAATTAACGTTACCGCCTTTTTGGATAGCGTTTAAGTAAGCTTGGGCTTCACCTGAGGGGTCGGCACTTGCAGCAGATGGGTCGCCAACAGGCACCATGTTACCCATTGAATCAAATGTCATGCCCTCGGGCACAATCCCAGTAGTGAAAAAACTTTCAAAAGCTGGGTCAAACTCACTATAAGTTTGCGGGCCTACGTCTTCGTCGTATTGCTCTAAGTCGAGGGCTGTACTTACATCGGCTATATCATCACCCATATTAGGCTCCTTTTACAATGTCACGCAGGTCGTCTTCGGACGCTGCATCGCTACTTTTACCAAGGATTTGCTCTAGTAGAGCTACGATAGTATTGTCCTTGGTTTTGCTACCTTCGGCAACCTCTTGAGGTTGTTCTTCTCCCTCTGCACCAGCTTTAACCACGCTAAGTGCATCGTAATCCCCGTCAATCACGTTTCCTTCTTCGTCTAGCTTCTGCATCTTGGTGCCAAACTCTTTGCCGTAGTAGAAAACGTTGGCAAGCTGGGGCATACCAAATGCAGCCGCCATTTGCGTTGCCTGCTGACGGTTTAAGCCCGTTGGCCCTGGTTTTTTAATCGGCGTAGGCGTAGGTGTAGGCTTAGGCGTAGGCGTAGGCTTTGTAGTCGGCGTAGGCTTTGTAGTCGGCGTAGGCGTTTCTTCATCTTCCGTAGGCGTAGGCGTAGGCGTAGGCGTATCTTCGTCTTTCGTAGGCGTAGGCGTCGGAGTAGGCGTAGGCGTAGGCGTCGGAGTAGGCGTAGGCGTGGTCGGCGTAGGCTCAAGTTTATCTACGGCTGGCGTCGGAGTAGGCGTAACAGTAGGCGTTGGCGTAACAGTAGGCGTTGGCTTAACTGTAGGCGTTGGCGTAACTGTAGGCGTTGGCGTAACTGTGGGCGTTGGCGTAACAGTAGGCGTGACCGTTGGAGTCACGGTCGGAGTAACCGTTGGCGTTACCGTAGGCGTGACAGTGGGTGTTACGGTAGGCGTAACAGTTGGTGTGACTGTTGGCGTAGTAGTCGGCGTCGGCGTAGTGGTCGGCGTAGTGGTCGGCGTAGTAGTCGGTGTTGGCGTAGTAGTCGGTGTTGGCGTAGTAGTCGGCGTTGGCGTCGTAGTAGGCGTAGTAGTCGGTGTCGGCTTAGTGGTTGGGGTTGTAGTAGGCGTAGGCGTAGGCGTAGGCGTAGGCGTAGGCGTAGTACCCAACACAAAGTTAATTGTGTTGTCGTCCAAACCATAAAACTCTTTAAGGCTAGTACGGGGGTCTAACCCGGCTTTGGTAAGAACCCCAGCAATTTGGTTGTAGTTACCGGCCGATACAAGATCGTTTATCTGGCTAACTATTTGGTTTCTATTTACAGTCGTCGGCGTAGTAGGCGTAGTAGGCGTAGTAGGCGTTGTAGCTGTCGGCGTAGTAGGCGTTGTAGCTGTCGGCGTAGTAGGCGTTGTGGCTGTCGGCGTAGTAGGCGTTGTAGCTGTCGGTGTAGTAGGCGTTGTAACTATGGCTTTGGGCGTGCTTGGGACTGTGAAGAGATCACCGTTACCAAGGATAGGGTCTACTTTGTCAGGGCCCAATACGCTGTCAATGTATTTGTTTAAATTAGCGGTGTATGGGCTGTTTGGGTTACCGGACAAAGCTTCGTCAAGCGTAACTTTTCTACCAGCTATGTCTGTGGCAACTACAACGTCACCAGATGTTAAATTAGCTGGCAAGAAATCGCCGGTAATGTCTGTACCAAGACCTATGCTATCCCCGTACAACATAGAAGAGCCAACGGTTAGGTTTTGACCTTCTGGCGTTTTTGCAATTACTGTTTCTGGTTTAACAGTTGATAAGTCAATGTTGCTTGCGCCCGCTTGAACTTGCGCAAGCGTAACCGGCTTACCTGAGTAATCCCTGCCAATAATTGCAGCAGTGTCTATAACCGCGCCGGGCGTTGACATAGCTGTTTGAACCGTACCACCAATGTAGGCTTCAAAGAAACCATTAGAGATAGCTTTATCCCAACTAGCTGTTTTGGGGTCTACAGTGTATGCAGTGATGTAGTTTTGCGTAGCACCGGCAATAAAGTTAGAGAGCGTACCGGCCGTTGCGCTAGTTACGTACCCTGACGCGGTACTCGCCAACGTTTTATCCACGAAGTTTTTCATCAACGGCGCAACAAGTGCCTTGTCCGCAATAAAGTCAGGGCCCATCTCAGCAAGGGCGTTTAGCGTAGCTCCAATGTAGGACTTATCTTGCGCTACTTGTTTACTATCACCTCGGGCTATAGATTTTTGGTATACCTCTTTACCTGAAGAACCAAACACCTCTAAAAAAGAACCTAAGAGACTTGTACTACCTTGAATAAAACGAGCAGCATTTAAAGAGAGTGAGCCACCGCCCGTCATAATTGCCGCACCAATTTGAATCACGGTTTCCGGCATGTCTTCTACAGCCTCTGAACCCATGATGTCAAACGCGCCGAAACCGTTTTTGTAGATAGCCTTGCCAATAATTACAGGCTTGTCCCAAAAATCTGCTGTTTCGGCTTGGGTCACAGCCTGCATAACCCTGTTCTTTTGAACGTCAACCCCGTAAGCGTCTTTGGACTTAGCGTAAGCTTCAATCTCCTGCCCAAGTTTTGTAGTGACGTTGTTGTAATCAAAGTCACCTGTTAACTGCGCATAGGTGTTACCTGCGTTAGTAATAAAGTTGCCCGCGCCACGAGCGGCAGTTGCCAATATTTGTTTACCTACAGCGCTAAGATTAGAACCCTCACGTTCACCGGCTTCCATTAACCGCTGGGTTTCAGCAGGGTTTTCGTTAGGTGCGTTGGCAGTAACCAACGTTCTGTTTAAACCTACTAGCTTTGCGTCATTCCAGCTATCGTCAGATTTAAGCAATTGATCCCATGAAGCAGTCCGCGCTGCTGTGTCGTTTTGTTGCGCGACTGTTTTTGACGCATCAGTAACTGTTGCAAGGTTTGTAGCGTTTAGTCTGTCAATTGACTTAACGTTTAGGTCCGGGCGCTCAGTAGAAGTTGCTGTACTAAAACTTTCTACTTTGCCGGTTGCAGGGTTAAACCAGTTAAACGTTTTATTTGCACCGAGTTCTTTACGTGCTAACGCGTACGCGTCGTCAAACTTCTTGGTACTTTGGATAGTTGCGCGTAGCTGGTTGTCCGCGTTGTTACGAGCAATAGAACCATCTAAGTCACCCCACTCTGGGTCCGTAATTGGCGTTACGGTTGGGGTGGGTGTTGATGGGGTCAGGCCAGATTCTTCCAGAATTTGGGTTATATCGTTGTCAATCTTTACCGTGGTCGTAGGCGTTGTTATTGTTGGGGTAACGTCCTTAGTCCTCAGCACATCCGTTACTAAATCATCAATCCCATCGTACGTATTAGTTGTTGGTGTAGGGCTAAGAACTTTAGCAACCGCGTCATCAACTTTAACTGTTGTAGGCGTAGTTGGCGTAGCGGCTGTAGGCGTAGTTGGCGTAGCGGCTGTAGGCGTAGTTGGCGTTGCAGCTTTTCTTGCGTTGTTAATCTCGTCGCTTGCGATACCGATCACGGTATTCATAAACGTTTGATCTAACGTTTTACCATTCATTGCGCCGCTTAAGGTGTTCTTAATACCTTTCTGCACCGACGCGGGGAGACTTGTAAAGTCAGTACCAAAAGAATTTGTAATTGAATCAGTTGCGCCGGTGATACCACCGCTTCTTGCGCCATCCAAAGCTGATTTAACTAAATCTTGCCCGGTAAGAGCCCCACGAACTGTGTTGACGGCCGCGCCCGTAAGTGACTTAGACAATAAACCGGTTGCATCAATGCCGTCCAGATACTTTGTAGCATCCTTCATAAAGTCCGAGCCGGGAATAAGCGACCCAGCGTAGGATGCAGCAGCGCCTGCGATAGCGGACTTCATGTCGTCGCCGCTTGCTATCTTTAATGCAAAGTTTGCAGCAATTTGCTGGGGAAGAGACAAACCACCGGTAGCAAGCGCAAGACCAATCTGCCCAAGTGGACCTAGGTCTGTCAGTATTTTCTTTAACGTGTTTGATGACGCATAGGTGGTGAAGAAATATGGCTTACCATCTGCTCCTATCTGAGCCCGAAAAGCGGTATTACCCGAGCCCGCGGTTGTCCCAGTAAAAATGTCTGCGCCTTCTTGGGCGGCAAATTGACGATCAATTGCTTGGCCTGTTTTTTTGTTGCCCCACGTTGAACCTGTAACGGACACTAAGTTGCCGGACTTGTCTCTTATTACTGTGTTGGTATCAACAACGTTAAAGTAACCATCACCGTCGTAGCTTCCATACTGACCGTTTACTAGCTCAACAGGTGCATACGTTGAGACTTTGCCAAAATCGTTGATGTCGGTGATACCAACTTTGGCCATAGCGCTTGCCATAGATGCTGCGTTTGCTTGCGCCGAACCCCAACCTTCGCCTGTCCATTTAGAGGTCAGGTTCTGCCCAAGAATCTGGTTCGTTAGCTTTACTACGTTAGGGTTTCCAATCGTAGATTTGTCTATTGCGTTCCAGTTTTGTTCTTCTCTTCCGTCACTGTAAAAGACTCTCCCGTCTGGGGATAAGAACATACCGTTCTTTAAATCCAACGCGTTCTTAAAGCTATCGCTAGTCTTAAACTTTAATTGCCCGGGGGACTCACGCCCCTCATCGGCTCCATAGTTATCGTAGTGGTATTGCGCAAACTGCTCAGGCGTCATGCCAAAGTTGTTTTTAACATAAGAGGCGGCTACGTCTTTGTTTGCCGAAAGGTACGGACCGTAATAACTGTTTACATACTGAGAGTATTTGTCGTTTGGGTTGTCCGCCATGTACTGACTGACCGAGCGACTAAACGTTTCGTCAAAATTTTCTGGCGTAATTTGTCCAGTCTTGAGCGCGTTTAAAAAATTGTTGTAGCCCGCTTGATCAATTTGATTTGCATTTGTACCAATTCCGGTACGCCCAATTCTGGCGTAAGCGTCGCTAACCAGCTTGGCATAGTTATACCCAGTATCAGCATTGTTTGCGGCAATGTTTGCGGCTTGAGCGTCTGCTTGGCTTTGATGAAATCTATCTTCCCCCGACTCGCCCGCGATGCCGCCCGGTGGTGGTGTTGGTGTAGCCGCAACATTAGTAATGCCGCCTGTTGGTGTCGCAGCAGCCGGTTCTGTGCCTGCGGCACGCGCATTTGCAATAGCTTGCTTAAAAGACTCAACCTCATTAGCATCAATTGTGTCACCAAACCCTTGCTTCCAAAAAGCCAAGCCCCCGGGATCAGCTTCACGACCAGCATATTGTCGATACAAATCTTCAACCGTCAACGCAGCTGCGTTTACTGTAGGCGAGGAAATGTTGTATCTACTTGGTGGTGGGGTTACTGCGGTAGGAGCAGGAGTAGGCGCGGGGGTGGCCCACCAAGGAGTAATTTTGGCGGTATCAAAAAACTTTGTAACGTCTGCTTCGCCATAACCTGTGGCACGAGATATGTCTTTTAACCCGTAGTTGTACTGCTTAGCAAAGTTTGCTATAGCGTCAGGATTGCTAAGGTTTTGGACTGCGTAGTCTTTAAACGTGGCATCGTCCATCGTACCATCATCGTATTCACCCGATTCAGTTTGAATTAGCATGTGTTACCCAACTATCCAGTTAGTGCCATCGGAATATACGGGGGTTGCAACAGCACCGCCGCCTACAACGGCTGACCCAAAAGTAGGTGCTGTAGCATCCGTTACAAATGATTGTGCCCCAGCGCCAGAGGTGACCGCGCTCGGTAACGTGCTAACAGTATAAGTAGCCAACGCGGGTATTACCTCTGATGTCTCAAACTTTGTTAACAACGCATCAATACGGTTGAAATACAGACGCAAAACATTGTTAAGTTGGTCTTGGTACTGGCGGTCATACGCAATCGGTGCAAGTGGCAAGTTAGGGGCTGCAACTTGGGTAAGTGTGTCTTGAGAGGTAATTAAATACGTCATGTGTTACCTCGTCTACCATCTGGCTTGATGTCAATACGAGGAGCGCCAAGCTGCCACTGGGTTCCAAGATTGTTGGACTCAATACGAAACGTAATCTGGCGGCCACGTACACGCATGTAGACTTGGCCAGTAAACTCATCAATCGGTGCAACAGATGTACGAACAACACTGGCGGTGTTTGTGCCCGCAGTAGAAGTTGGAACATTAGCGCCTGTACCGGAGTTCTGGAACGGTGTCAAAGTCAACGTAACTTGCGGAGTAACGGCCGCTGAAGAATTCCTGAAAGTCACGTCAGGCAAGACCCGCCAGATAAATCCAAAGTTGTGGCCGTCGTCAATGTCAAATTGTGAGGACTCAATATAGGATGTAATTGGGGCGGGGGTTCCAGACTCGTCGTCATCTACACCGAACTCTTGGTAAACAAGGTTGTTGCTGTAAGTAGCCGCTACTGGGTAGCTACGCAAACCAGAATCATTCCAAGCGGTGCGTCCCAAGTTTGTTCCGTAGTACCAGATGTCTTCTCCGTAATTGTAAACGGCATAGCGGTTAATGGTATTACTGCCCGCCGTACAGTAGAACCACCAAACTTCGTTGAAACCTTCGCTGGTACTTGCAAACACCTGCAAGTTTTGCTCTGTGTTGATATTGCTAAAAATGTACTCGCGTACGTCGCAACGTAGGGTTTGTACCCGGCCATCGTATTTGTAGAATTTGTCTACGCCCATCCAATAAACAACACCAGAGGCAATTGCAACAGCATTGGGGCCTTGGAGGGAGATGTTATCGCCCAACAACTGTGAACCCCACACAACGGGAGGACCTTGGTACTGCAAGGAATAGATTGTCGAGTCTGTAAACACCACAATCTCTTGACGAGCTTGTACGGCAGCAAGGATTGTTGAACCGTGGGACAAGCGAATACTGCCCGCTTGATTGGTTGGACTAGGGGTCCAATCAACCACAGACTCTTGATCCGACCAGCGAATAAACATAGGGTCTAATGCGGTTGGTGTAGCCGACAAATAGTCATTAGCGCCAAACGCAAACACAAACCGACTTGTATCCGACACAAACACGCTGTTTACAATGACCGGCACGTTTGATGCGCCTGCGAGAGTAGTTACCGGAACACCGCGGGTTGTTAGGCCAGCAGTGGCGTCCCAGTAGTACATAACGCCGCCACGATAAGCAAAGATTAAATCTTCACCGAAGTTGGCTTGGCTCCATAGTCTTAACGTAGTATTGCTTGTGCCGCCAACACCCCATGCTGCTGTGCCCCATGAACCGCCACCCCAACCAGCTAACGGAACCTGAACGGGTGGGCTGGATTGGATTTCGTAGTAGGCAATAACTGCCGCGCCACCGCCGGGAGAACCAGAAACGTCGGTTGCATCCGCTAATACAGGGGATATGTCAATCGTGTAACTGTTAGCGTCAATGACAGTAATTTTATAATTGGCATTTAACACTGTTGCGGTGACAACTCCACCCAGTCCAACTGCGCCAGAAAAAGTTACGTAGTCATCCGTAGACCCACCGTGCGCTACGTCGGTTACCGTGATAATTGAGGAACTTAGGGTAGCGGTAAATGGATTACCGGTACCAGGCGGTTGTGCGCCTAGCATGGGGTTTACAGTTGCCCGAAGAGGCGTAATATCGTTGTACGAACCGTCACGCTCAATGTAAAACTTAGCGTTTGTACCAACGCCCATTAAGTTTAAGCCGCCTAGGGTCACCCAGTTCCACAAAGAACGGCAAAACCCAATAAAAATTTCTGTGGAGATACGGGCCCAACCGCCAATCTTTTCGGGGCTACCAGAACGAAAACGCACCTTTTCGGCGTCGTACCAACCCCCAGCTACATTTGTGTTGCTGTCAGGGTTACCCATCGTTTCAGATGCGTAGCGGGTGTTCTCTCTGTTAAGCCCCGAACGGAATATGATCTTTTTGAGCGGCATTGGCTGTCCTACGAAAGAAACAAGGCACGCTCGTCGATGCGACGCTTTTGCAGCCCTTTGAGAATTTTACCCCCCGCCATGCAATACTTCAAGAGTTCTTCAGCAGCGCCTTCTTTATCGCCCCGTAACAGCTTTTGACGAAGCGTTGAACGCTGGAGTGTTCCAAGCCCGACATTAAAAGAAAAACTAACAAGGCCATCAAACATACCTTGTGTAAGATGGACAGGACAGTAAGTGTGCACCCCACGCTCGAAGCGCTGCAGATCGGCTCTAAGAATTCCATTGACTTCCTCCATGCTGTGCTTGCGCATCTCTGTTGGCGGAGGGACAAACGAGTCCCGTTGGTCTATTTTTAACTTACCCTGCTCTGGAAACATGACGTGCCCAACACCCACTGTCCACAATTTTGCGGGACATTTATACGGGTTCTGCCTTACACCTTCATGGTGCTTGATCATCTCAATGGCTTTGGGCGAAACGTTCATTTGCCAAAAGCCCGACCACCAAAGTGGAACGCGATGATCGACGCAAACAGGGCCTGGGTTTCAGTGTCCCACAGCATGTTGAGCATCTCATCAAAAGGTACGCTCATGTAGTATCCATACCAAAAGCCAGCAATATCCACAAACACCAGCAAGAAGAAGAAGCCATAGGTAATAACAGGCCGTACACTTGCTCGGAGGTCCTTCATCCATCTTGATGTCCCTTCGTTTAAACTTATATCGTGGGCGTAGATTGCAGCCATCTCAGCTTGCTGCGCACCAATTAACATCTGCTGGGTGTTGGCCGCGCTCTCTATGGCCAACTGATCTGACCGGATGTTTTCGATGCGTTCTTGTGCTTCAAAGCCCGCTTTGCGCAGTTCTAGCTCACGAGTGATCTGCATCTGGGCTAACGCCAGCTCGTGCGCCTTGTCCTGCCGGTCTTGGAAGAACTCCAAAATCTTGGGCAGGCCGCCCATTAGGAACGAGATCAGGGTTGAGAGTAGTGTTAGCATTACAGTCCTATCATTCCAAGAAGTTTATCGACAATTTTCCCAGCCAATTCGTCTGGCAGGAAGCGGAGCAGGCCAAACACCCACCACGCAATGCACAGCCTGACAAAGACTTTACAGAAGAGGTCAAACTGTTTTTGGTACTCATTCACCTACCACACCTTGCTGTAGCGCATAGTTCGTTAATTTGTGTAAGCCCCCAGCCAACAGCACCAACAAACATCACAATAATCACAATGGCAATTGCCCACTCCATCTGTTCGGCCTCGGCCTCTTTGCGCTTTTTCTCTTCAGCGTGTAAGGCCGCCATCTCTTTGGCATCATCCCTGTCCATCTCAGCTTGACGGGCCTTGGTTGCATTCCACACGTCTATGCGCCCAGCTTGCATGAACAACATCTTTAACTGCTCTTCAAACCGTTTGGCCTCATCCAAAGCCATCTCAATCTGCAACGCCGCACCAAGGTTAGACTTACCGCCCGTACGCTTGGCGTGAAGCATGGCCTTTGTAGCGGTTGACTTGGCATCAAAAAGCTTGGCTATTGACGGCGTTAGGCCTGCCAGATCACTAGCCACTTTACTAGCTTTTTTAACGACACTGATTGCAGT